GCCCTTAAAGCAAAGTTTAGCGATTGCATATTCAGAGAAACGTGAAGCAGCTAAAAAGACAGAAAAGAAAGGTAAGAAATAATGTTTAACTTTACACATTCAACCCAAGAGGTTAATTTGGTCATCCAAGCACTTGAGCACAAGATTAGAGACTTGACTGAGTTGTTGAACAAAATGGTTCAGAACGCACAAGCTCAAGCCCCCAAGCCTGAAGTTAAAGCTGAAACTAATGCAAATAACACAAGTCAAAGTTGAAGATTTAATACCTTACGTCAAGAATAGCAGGACGCATTCTGACGAACAGGTAGCTCAGATAGCCGCATCCATTAAGGAGTTTGGCTGGACTAACCCTATTTTAGTTGATGGTACAAACGGTATTATTGCGGGACACGGTCGTTTAATGGCTGCTAGAAAGCTAAAAATGACCGAAGTGCCGGTGATTGAGCTTAAACATTTGACTGAAACGCAAAAGAAAGCCTTAATCATTGCTGACAATAAGTTAGCTTTAAACGCTGGTTGGGATAATGAGTTGTTAACCATTGAGCTAAATGAACTAATGGCTGATGGCTTTGCATTGGACATTCTTGGGTTTGACATTAACGAGCTAAATGCTTTGATGCAACCTGAGATTGTGGAAGGCTTAACAGATGAGGATGCAGTTCCTGAGATACCTGAAGAGCCAAAGACTAGGCTTGGTGACATTTACCAGCTTGGAAATCATAGGTTAATGTGTGGAGACAGCACTAGCATTGATGCGGTAGACATGTTAATGAGCGGGCAAAAAGCCGACATGGTATTTACTGATCCTCCGTATGGAGTTGATTATGATGGTGGTCATGCTACAGACAAAAGACGCACCAAGCTAGAAAATGATGATAAAACGCTTATGTATGTTGGAGCTTTGCCAATAGCATATATGGCATCAAAAGATGGTGCGGCTTTATATTTATGGTTTGCTGATAGATTTGCCAAAGATGTTCTTATTGCGCTTGAAGAATGTAATTTTCAAGTAAGGACATGGATTATTTGGAATAAGAACTTGGCGCAGTTTGGTGCTATTGGCGCACAATACAAATCAAAGCATGAGCCATGTATTTACGCATTTAAGAAAGGCAAAGCACCTTATTGGAATGGCCCAAACAATGAAGTAACTGTTTGGGATATGAAACGCCATTCTAAAAATGAGTTTCATCCAACACAAAAGCCTGTTGAACTGCCTGTGAGAGCTTTAGAAAACAGCAGTAAAGCTGGAGATATTATTCTTGACTTGTTTGGTGGTTCTGGCAGCACTTTAATTGCTTGCGAAAAGCAAAACCGCCATGCTAGACTTATGGAATTAGACCCAAAGTATTGCGATGTTATAGTAAAGCGATGGGAAGACTTTACAGGAAAGAAAGCCGTATTGTTGAAAGAAGTAATGGAAAATGCTTAAATATTAACGAGTTCCCCTTAATAAAATGCCAGTCATACCTCAAGAGCCTCATGTGCCAACTGATGAAAATCGTAAACTAGTCGAAAGCACTAGTGGATTAGGCTTGCCTCACGAGCAGATAGCTATTCTTGTGGGTATTGACGATAAGACATTGCGTAAGTATTACCGCACAGAGCTTGATTTGGGTAAGGCAAAGGCCAACGGTCAGATAGCTAAGACGTTGTTTAGTAAGGCTATATCTGGGGACACAACGTCATTGATCTGGTGGACTAAAGCCCAAATGCGTTGGTCTGAAACAGTTAAGCAAGAGTTAAGCGGTACAGATGGCGAGCCTTTAGTGCCACACATACAAGTTAGCTTTGTAAAGCCTAATGAATGAAATCAAAGAGGCGCTAAGTCGTGCGGAGTTTCCTCAAAAACTCCAATGTCTATTTAACCCTGAAAAAGCACGTTATCGAGTCTTATATGGCGGTCGAGGCGCAGGCAAGTCACATTCTGTAGCTAAAGCATTGTTAGTAAAAGGTGCGATGATAACGCTACGCATCTTATGTGCTCGTGAGTTTCAGACATCTATTAGGGATTCAGTACATAAACTATTGTGCGACCAAATTGAAATCTTGGGTTTGTCAACGTTTTACGAAATAACCCAAAATTCTATACGAGGTAAAAATGGTACAGAGTTCGCCTTTGTTGGGTTGAAGAATAACATTGCTAACGTAAAATCATTTGAAGGAATAGACATTTGTTGGGTGGAGGAGGCCCAAACGGTTTCAAGAATGTCATGGAACGTATTGATTCCAACGATCCGAAAAGAGGATTCTGAAATATGGATCACGTTTAACCCAGAGTTAGAAACGGACGAAACCTATCAACGCTTTATTGTCAATGCGCCTGAAAATTCCGTAGTTGCCAAGGTCAATTGGTCTGACAATCCTTGGTTTCCTGAAACGCTACGACTAGAGAAAGACGCACTAAGAGCTAGAGACCCAGAGGCCTATAACACGGTTTGGGAGGGTCTATGTAGGCAAACGGTAGATGGCGCTATCTTTGCCAAAGAAATCCAATTTGCAGAGCTAGATGGGCGCATCACTAGAGTGCCTTATGACGCTACAAAGCCTGTACACGCCATTTTTGACCTTGGGTGGAGTGATGCTACTGCTATTTGGTTCATGCAGTTTGTAGGCATGGAAAATAGGCTTATTAGGTACTTTGAGACCAACCAAGAAACCATGTCTAGCATCCTCAACAAGATGCAAGGATTTGGGTATATTTACGATACTTTGTGGCTACCCCATGACGCAGAGAACAAAACTTTGGCTGGAAATGGTCGAAGTATTGAAGAAATTGTACGAAATTTGGGTTATAAGACTAGAATAGTGCCTAAAGTACCAATTGTGGATTCCATTAACGCTGCGAGAACCATTTTCAGTAACTGTTACTTTGATCGTGAGAACTGCCATCAAGGGCTAGAAGCTCTGAGGCATTATCGCTATGAGGTAGACCCTGATACTGGGATGTTCTCTAAGACGCCTTTACATGACAATTACAGTCATGGAGCAGATGCGTTTAGGTACATTGGGCTAATGATTAGCGAGCCTAAAAAAGTCGTTAAGAAAGCGCCTGTAAATATTCAATCTTCTTGGATGGGTTAAACATGGTAGATGATCTTGAATCTAGCGACTTAATAGCAGACGCACAAGCCTTTTTGCACTTATGTGTAGAGGCAGATATGATGAACCGTACTGAGGCGCTAGAAGACCTTAGATTTAGCGCTGGTGACCAATGGCCTGTTGAGATTCAAAACTCACGCACTTTAGAGTCACGCCCATGTCTAACTATTAACAAGATAGACGCATATTGTCGACAGGTTACTAACAACATACGCCAACAACGCCCACGCATCAAGGTTCATGGGGTTAATAATGAATCTGATGAGAAGATGGCAGACATCTTGACAGGCATTTGTAGGCACATTGAGGTCAACTCAGACGCAGACCAAGCCTATGATAACGCTGCAGACTACGCAGTTCGCATGGGTTGGGGCTTTATTAGGGTCAATACAGACTATGTAAGAGAAGATTCCTTTGACCAAGAAATCTACATCAAGTCAATAATGAACCCATTTACGGTTTATTTTGATCCTAATTCCATATTGCCTGACGGTTCAGACGCAGAGAAAGTTCTAATTACTGAGGTTATTTCTAAGAAGCAATTTAAGGATATGTACCCTGACGCAGACGAGGGTGTTCAGTTCAACCAAAGGGGAGCTGGAGACACAAATGCAGAATGGGTGATGAAAGAAGATATTCGCATCGCAGAATACTTCTATACAGTACGCACAAAAACCAAGTTATTGCTTTTGGCAGATGGGTCAAAAATATACAAAGACTTGTATAAAGGTGACCCAAATTTAATCATCGACCAAAGGGACACGGTCAAAAAAGAAATCCGTTGGGCAAAGCTCACAGGGATGCAAATCCTAGAAGAAGGCGTGTGGGCAGGTCGGTTTATTCCTATCGTGCCTGTTTACGGTCACCAATTGATCGTTGAGAACAAGCGCAAGAAGTTTGGTTTGGTGCGCCAGGCTAAAGACCCACAAAGGATGTACAACTTTTGGCAAACGTCAATGACCGAATCTGTGGCTTTAGCGCCTAAACCTAAGTGGTTGTTGGCAGAAGGTCAAGACGAGGGCCAT